GACTGGCCCCGGTCGAGCCGGGCGAGGTCGAGGCCGCGCGGTCTGCCCAGCTCGACCCGGCCGTTGACGAGCTGGCGCGCGCCCGCGCCCGGGTCGACCGGGCCAAGCGGCGGCCGGCATGACCGCGCCCACCCTCGACCGGCCGATCACTGAGGCGGAGATCGAGGCGTTTGCCGAAGATCTCAACGGCCTCGACGCGCGGTATACGGTCGACGACCTTCACGGCCTGCCCGAGGGCGGGCCGCAACCCGATGGGTCGTGGATCGGCTACACCGTTCCGAGGGTATGGACGCGCCCGCTCCGGCCGCTCACGGAAGAGACGACCCTCGGGTTCTCGGTAATCCGGTGGGCCGAAGGAACGCTAGGGCTGCGCTTGCTTCCGTGGCAAAAGTGGTGGCTGATTCATGCGCTGGAGTTGGCCGAAGATCCAACCGAGGGCATGTTCAGGTTCTCTATCCTTTTGACCTTGATTGCCCGACAAAACGGCAAAACGTTCCTTTTGAAAGTAGTTTCGCTTTACTTCCTTTATGTGATGCGGGTCAACCTCGTTCTGGGCTGCGCGCAAGATTTGACCATCGCGCGCGAGTCATGGGATGGCGCGTACGACCTGGCCGCGGTCGTGCCTGCACTGAGCGCTGAGTTCGTGCTCAACCCGCGCCGCCGGCCGGGGCGTCGCGACGGGGCCGGATACGAGTCGATCGTTTTGACTCCCAATGAGGGCAGCGTGGTCGAGCGCGAATACCGGGTCAGCGCCGCCACGAAGACGGCCGGCCGCGGGCTGTCAACCGACCTGCTGATCATGGACGAGTTTCGGCACTGCACGCCCCTGGCGTGGGCCGCGCTTGCTAAGACCACGAGCGCGCGGCCCGACTCGATAATCCTGCCGATCACTAACGCCGGTACGGACGACTCGGACGTTCTGAACGGCATACGCGCCGCGGCCATCGCGGGGGTAGCCGTCGAGGTGCCCGAGGATGAGGACGAGCCCGGCGACGGGGAAGAGATCGAGCCGGACTCGATCGGGATCTTCGAATGGTCCGCGCCGGACGGGTGTCCCATCTTTGACCGCGACGGCAACTGCCATGCGAATCCCGCGCTCGGGTACGGCATGCTGACCAAGCGCAAGTTGGCGGCGTTCCGGCGGGCCGACCCATCCGCCGCGGTCTACCGCACCGAGTCGTTGTGCCAGCGTCAACAGGCGCTCGACATCCTGATTGCCCCCGAGCGGTGGAAGCACTGCCGCGACGCGCAACTCAGCCTCGCGTCGGTACGGGCGCGTACCGTGCTCGTGTTCGAGGTCAGCCCGGACGGGCAACATGCGACACTGGTGTCGGTGGCCAAATTCGAAGACGGGCGGTATGGAATCGACGTGGTTTCCTCCTGGACGGACCTAAAGCGGGCGGAGTCCGAGTTGTTGGGGCACGTCGAGCGGGTCAGGGCCAAGGGTCGTACCGGGCCGCTACCGGGCTCGTTCGGGTGGTTCCCGGATGGTCCGGCGGCACAGTTCGCGGCTATGCTGCGAAAGATCAAAGGACAGCGCGAGATCAAGGGCAAAGAGGTTACCGAGGCATGCATGACCTTGGTCGGCTTGATCAATCGGCTGATGATCAGGCACGGGGAAGATCCACTATTGACGGCGCACATTATCGGGGCGCGCAAACTAGAGGTGGCCGATGGCTACCGGTTCGTGAGGAAGGGGGCCGGACACGTGGACGCAGCCTACGCCGCGGCCGGCGGGGTCATGCTGGCCGAAGCCCTGCCGCCTCCGCCGAAGACCAGCGGAGTGTGGGTCGTATGAGGCGCCCGACCCTGGTCGAGGTCGGTCAGGCGCTCTGCGTCCTATGCGTACTGGCCGGGCTGTTCATGCTCGTATCGCTGGCGTGGTTCCTGGTCGTGGCCGGCATACTCGGGCTGGCCCTGTGCGTAGCCATGGAGCGTCAGTCTGTCACCGACGAACAAGCAAGCGCGCCACCAACCGAAAGCGACGGTGCCTAATGGGGCTCGCAACATTGACCAGGGCCCGCCGGCCGCCGGCCCCGTCCGGCGCCACGCCGCAGGTACGGACCGCGGGCGATTCGCTTGAATCGGTGTTGCTGGACTTCAGCAACCGCTACGGGTTCGCGCCCTGGCAGACAGCGACCTACCGCGGTTTCCTGTCGGTGCCGGGGGCGTGGCGTGCCTCAGTGATGCTGTCGGATCTTTTCGCTCAAATGCCCTTCCATAGCTACCGGCGCAACGCCGATGGGGGCGACGTCGCCACGCCCCGAAACGCCGCGATCCTCGACGAGCCGGCCGGCCAGCATGAGGACCCCCTGACCGTCTACGCGAGCTGGGGCATGGATTACCTGTGGGACGGCAACGCCGTGGGTGTCTACACGGGCCGCGGCGCCAACGGCCTGCCCCTGGCGATCCTGCCGATCCCTGCCTGTGACGTCGGCGTGCGCATGCAAGTCGCGCCCGGTGGTCGGCTGGGCGAATACACCGGGCGCCGGGAGTACTCGATCGGCGGGATCGTGTTCGATCAATCCGAGATCTTCCACGTCAAGGGGCCGTGCGCACCCGGTGCGCTGCGGGGGCTCGGTGTGCTGGAGACTCAGCTTTCGACCTTGCAGCTCGCGCGTGACTTGCAAGCGCAGGCCGATGCAATCGGGCTGCACGGCGTGCCCACGGGCGTTCTGAAGTCGATGAACCCCGAGGCGGACCCGGCCGACCTGACCAAGGCCAAGGCGGCGTGGATCCAGTCGCAGCGGACCCGCACGATCGCGGCGCTCGGGCCCAACATCGATTTCGAACCCCTGGCTTGGAACCCCGAGGACATGCAGCTAGTCGATGCGCGCAAGATGAGCCTCACTGAAATGGAACTGTTGTTCGGCCTGCCGGTCGGGTGGCTGGGCGGGTCGACTTCGTCGCGCACCTATTCGAACGTCGAGCAGGATGCCGTGAACCTGATCAAATTCAGCGCGCTTGCTGGGTTGATCGCTAAATTCGAGAGCAAGTACACCCGGCAGGTGTTGCCCCGGGGTCAGACCGCGCGCGCCAACCGTGACGCCGTGCTGCGCTCGGACACCATGACCCGCTACGAGGCGTACGCGCTGGCGACGAACAAAAAGGCATGGAAGACCGTTAACGAGGTGCGCGCCACGGAAAACCTGGGGCCCGTACCCGGCGGAGATGATCTGATCGCCCCGGTGGCCATCGCCAGCGACGCGAACACGATCGACGGCGAGGTCGTCGATGACACCAAGGCAATTGGCAGCGGCCCGGAAGGGGGCGACCAGTGACCACCACAACGGCACCACCACAAGCAAGCGCGTCTACTCGTGAACCGCAGTACCGGGCGATGATCTTCGGAGACTTCGTCGATCTGGAGTTGCGCGCCGATGGCGACGGCCGGACGTTCGAGGGCATCGCCGTGCCTTGGGAGGTCGAAACGGACCTCGACGGGTACGAGACGGAGGTGTGGTCAAAGGGGTCGTTCAATCATCAACTACGGGCCGCGAACCGGGTCAGTGCCGCTTTCGGTCACATCCCGTTGGGCGGGTCGTTGATCGGGTCGCTTCGTTCGCTCCGCGACGACGCGGCCGGTCTGTTCGTGTCCGGCTATATCAGCGACGTGCCGGACGGCAACACGGCCCTGACCCTGATCGGCGACAAGGCGCTCCGTGAGCTGTCGATCGGATTCTACCGGGTGCCCGGTGGCGACACGGTCACCCGGCGGGCCGACTACGGGATCTTGCGACGTTACACCAAGGCGAACCTTTTCGAGGTGGCATTGACCCCGATGGGTCAGTATGGTCGCAAGGCTTCGATCTCGGGCCTGCGCGAGCACGGCGCCGGGGGCCGTGAGCGGATCGAGGTTCGGCAGCTCGTAGTTTCCATCGACGGCCGGTCCGCATCGGTGCCCTTCGCGGGTGGGCTTGACGACGCGCTCGCGCTGGTGCTGCCGGGTCGCGCCGCGGCCCCCGGCGACGCTGCCGACGTGGCGCCGCCGGTCGATCCGGTCGTCGTGGTCGATGCCTCGGTGGCGTCGCTGGACACCATGCTCGCAGAACTGCCCGACCTGTAACCGGGCCTGGTCGTCGCGATGGACCTGGTCTACTTCTACCGGCATATCCAACCGGGTGAGCTGCATTCGCGCCATGCCACCGAGGAGTTGCGCTACTCGCTCCGCTCGATGGCGACCAACTATGCCGACCTGGGCGAGGTGCACGTGTTCGGCGGCAGGCCGCCATGGTTCAGCCCCCACGTGCACCACTACCCGGTGCGCCAGGCGTACCAGAAGCACGAGAATACGTGGCGCGTCTGGCGCCAGATTGCCGCCGCGGCCGGGGCTGGCTACTTGCCCGACGAGTTTCTGATCATGAACGACGACTATTTCCTCATGCGCCCATGGGCCGGGCCGGTGCCCGTATACGTGTCAGGCATGCTCTCGGACTGGCTTGCGGCTCGGGCGCAATCGCGCAGCATCGCGGACACGATCGAGCGCACCCAGAGGATGGTCGAAGAGCTGGGCGGGCCGGCCCGTCACGCTCAGCTCGGATACGAACTGCACGTGCCGTTGCGCGTGCACGGCCCCACGCTGGCGGCGCTGTGGCCCCGACTGGAGGAGTGGACCCGGGGCGGCCGGGCGACGCACCGCGTCGCCAAGCGCAGTGCGTACGGCAACCTGGCCGGCCCGTTCTGCGGCGCCGAGATCATGTCCGAGGACTGCAAGGTGATCAAGGCGGGTGACCCGATCCCGGATGGCCCGTGGCTGTCAACGTCGGATGACGCTTTCGCGTTCCGCAACACGCACGAGGTCGGGCGGCGCGTCCGGGCGGCGTTCCCGCGGCGTAGTCGATTCGAGGCGCTTCCGTCTGATACCGTGATCGAGCAACGCAACGTTCGCAGTGGCACCCCGGCGCCACGCCGCGTGACACCCCGGTCATGGGCCGGCACCTCACGCCAGGCATGAGAGACCGGCACCCCACGGGCTGAACAGTCGATCTTTCCGCGACTCTTCACACCCGGAAGGGGTGAACCGTAACCATGTCCACAACCACCAACGGCGTTGCCAACGCCGCGGCCGGCGCAACCGACCCGTACATCGCCGCGCAGCTCCGCGAGTACAACACGGTTAAGAGCGGCATGGCCGCCGTGCGTCAGCGCGCCGTCGATGACAACAACCGGGCGCTGACCGATGCCGAGCTGTCGCAGGTCGCGCAGATGAACACGCGCGCCAAGGCGCTGGCCGAGCTGATCGAGACGGTCGGCGATGCGCTCACCCGTGACGCATCCGTCGCGGCCATGGCGGCGCGGCTGGCTGGCGGCGCGGCGGCCCCCGGCTCCGGTTCGACCGGCAGCGACTCGGGCGAGTTCTCCAACGTCGGTGGCGCTCAGACCCGCCAGCGCGACCCGGGCCACTACCGCTCGATCAAGGAGGGCGGCAAGGGTTCGTTCTTCGGCGACATCTACCGCGCCCAGCACGGCGACCAGGCGGCACAGGCACGCTTGGCCGAGCACACACGGTCGATCGACACGGCCGGCGAAGGCGCCGGGGTCATCCCGCCCAAGTGGATGTCCGAGCTGTACGACGACCTTCCCCGGCAGGGCCGCGCCCTCGCCAACGCGGTGCGCAACATCCCGCTGGGCGATGACCCGCGGCCCATGTCGCTGCCGAAACAGTCCGCGGGCGCGACCACGGGCGGTGCGCCGATCACGGTCGATCAGGCAGAGGTGACCAACTCGACCCCCAACACGTCGTTCACGGACGCGTGGGACTCGACCGTGACCACCGTGACGCCGCTCGCCACGACCGGCGGCCAGATCGTGACCCGTCAGCTCCTGGACATGGCGAACCCGTCGATCGACCTCCTGATCTTCGGTGACCTGATCGAGGCGTACAACGATGCGGTCGAGGCCAAGGTTGCCGCCGCGATCGCCGCGGTTGGGACGGCGCTGTTCGCGCTGGAGGGCATCACCCCGATCACGGACGCGGACCACTACAACCGCGTGGCGATCGACGCGGCCATGCAGGTTCGGCAGAACCGCAAGCGCCCGCCGGACATCTTCGCCATGTCGAACATCCGCTACGGCAAGGTGCTGGGGCTGGTCGACACGACCGGCCGGCCGCTGGTGCCCTCCGGCATGGGTGGTCAGCAGACGGTCAACGTGGCCGGTGTCGGTTCGGTTCCGGTCGACGGGATCTGGCACGGCATGGGCATTGTGGCCACGGCCGGATTCAGCGCCGATGATCGGTTCTGGGCGCTCCGGTCGGCCGACCTGCTCTTGTTCGAGTCGAACATGTACCGGTTCAGGTACGAGCAGCCGTTGGGCCCGGACCTGGTCAAGCTGGGTATCTGGGCATACACCGCGACCCACCTTCGGTACGGAACGACCAGCGTCAAGCGCGTTGAGATCGAGGAGAGCGCCTGACCCCGGTACCCCCCCCAGGGGATCCTGGTCGGTTGGGCTGCGCGACGGAACGTCTCAGGGCGTTTGATCTGTGAGGCGGGCCCGACCGACCGGGATTAGCAAGCGCACATGCAAACAAAGGGAGGCAACCCTATGCCAGAGGTGGGCGGGTCGTACACGATCACTCTGACCGTGCCCGGTGGCGATGAGACCACCGACGTCGAGGCGACCCTGACCCACGCGGCCACGGGCGCCACCTCGACTCCCACGGTCGAGGGTGAGGATTCGAGTTGGTCGGCACTGATCGCCTCGATCGCCTCGTTCGGCTGGTACGTGGCGACGTGGACGATCACGGGAACGGGCGCCAACGTTCGCTCGACCCGGTTCTATGCCGCGCCGACCCTCGACGGGTTCGGCGTCTGGCCTCCGTCGCTGGCTGATCTTCGCACCGACATGGGCGACCGGGACGAGACGGACGACAGCAAGGACGACCGGATGATCATGGTGCTTGATCCGGCCATTCAGCACGTGCGCGACATCAAGGGGTGGAAGTACGACCTTGCCGAAGTCGAGGAATCGGGCGTGACCCTCCTGCCCCCGACCCCGGATATCATCCTCGGAACCCTGCGCCTGGCCGGCCGTTGGCACCAGCGGCGCGTCAGCCCCGACAACCTCGCCACGCTTGGCGACGCCGGGGGGTTGGTCGTGCCGGGGTTCGACTCGGACATCGAAAAGCTCTTGCAGATCGGGCGCTACGCCAAGGCGAGCGAGGCATTCTCATGACCGGGCCGCTGAACGTCGACACGGTCACCCCCGACGCGGTCATCGAGGAACTGACGGCGCTACAGGCCATCATCGCCGCGGTGCAGATCAACGGCCGACCGTTGGGCAACGCTGTCCGGTTCGAGCCGGCATCTCGCGTCGATGACCCGATTGAGGTGATCATCGCACCCCCGAGTTTCATCTACGGGTCTAACGGGCTCGGACCCTCGTCGATGCTGGTCGATGTCTTCGTGATCGCCATCCTCGGCGACATCACCGTGCACAACCTGGTCGCGCTGGAGCGGGGCGTTGCCGATGCGATCGACCTGAACAGCGACACCGCCACGGTCCGGTCGAGCGACATCGGGTCATGGCGCCGCGGCGGCACCGACATGCCCGCTTACCGGATCCTGGTCGAGGTGGGGCTGTGATGGGTACAGATCTGAGCGTCGTCATCCCGAGCCGGGGCCGGCCCGAGTCGGTCGAGCGCATGGCCATCGCCTTCGCCGAGACAGGCGCGGATGAACTGGTCGTTGGCTGGGCCGTAGAGCGCGATGACCCCCGGTTGCCGGACTACGCCGAGGCCATCGGCCGATGGTTCGCCTACGGCGAACTGGTCGAGGTTTCCGGCGGCACCATGACCGCGGCCATCAACGTCGCGAGCGTGACCGCGGCCGGCGACCTCGACCCCTACGCGATCGCCGTACTCAACGATGACCACCTGCCGCGCACCCCGGGGTGGCACACGGCCATGCTCGATGCCCTACTGCGCCTCGATCCCATCGGGCTGGTCTACCCCGATGATGGGCTCCGGGGCGAAGGTCTGGCGACCGTGTGGGCCGTCCATGCCGCGTGGGTCAAGACAATCGGGCGGATGATCCCGGCACGGGTCGATCATCTGTACGCGGACAACGCGATGATGGACCTGGCGAGGCTGGTCGGTGATCGGGTCGAGTACCTGCCCGACGTCCTGATCGAGCACATGCATCCCCTTGCCGGAAAAGCCGAGACAGACGAGGGATACGAGCGAGTCAACGGGCGCGAAGCGCTGCGCGCGGACCGCGCCCGGTTCCGGGTCTGGCAGGGCTCGCGCCGCCGGCTGAACCAGCGCGCGGCGTTGCGCGAGGTGATCGACCGTGGCTGAGCCGGTGAAGATCGTAGCCACGTACAAGCGCTGGGCCGAGCCGGCCAGCCTGATCGCGGACCTGCGGGACAACTTGTCGCCATGGGTCGACGCGTTCGTCGAGCTGCGCAACCCCACGGCCGGGTCATGGCCGCACGAAGGTCGGGCGTTGGAACGGCAGCGGCAGCTCGTGCGACGTGAGCACGGCTCGTGCTGGGTGCTGTTCATCGACCCGGACGAGCGCATCGAAGACGGGGCCGTGAACGTGGTGCGCGAGGCCATCGCGCAGGCATGCGCCCGGGGACCGGAGCTACAGACGCAATTTCAGTTCCCCTTGCGCGAAATGTGGACGCCTACCCAGTGGCGCACCGATGGCGATTGGGGCCGCAAGAAACCACGGACCCGGCTGTATCACCTTCACCCCGGTCAACGTTTCCGGGACAAGCCGATCCATTGCGGCGTGGTGCCGATCGGCCCCAGTGGCAACCGGATCACGCTACCGGTCGCCATGTACCACCTCAAGAACATCGAGCCGGCCAACCGGATAGCGCGCGCTCGGGCATACCTCGACGCTGACCCCCGGTTCGAGCACCAGCGACGCGAGGGCCGCGGATGGGACTGGCTCTACGATGAGACGGGCTTGACGCTGGCCGAGATCGAGCCTGGTCGCGGGTTCACCCCGGCATACGAGCCCGGCTCGTATCTGTTCACTCCACCGGGCCGTCAGTTTGCAAGCGCGTCGGGCGGGTCGCTCGACCGGGATCAGGGAGGGTCACACAATGTCCGCTCATAACCGTAGGCTGAAATTCCTACAGCTCGGTGTGGGGGCCGGCGAGTCCCCTACCGGCGATGAGATCGAGTTCGGCTGTCAGGTCAACACGTGGAAGGTCAACAACAACACGGCTGACGGCGATAAGATGTTTTCGTTCTGTTGGGACCCGAACGAGTCGGACGAGGTGAACGAAAACAACGCTGAGTTCCGCGAGGAAACTGAGCCGGACTACAGCCTGTCCGCCACCCTGTTCTCGGACTGGCGCAGTGCCGGGATCTCCACCTACGCCTGGCAGCACGACGGCGAGACGGTGCCCTTCCGGATCGACCACCACCCTCACATCCTCGACGAGCACTGCGCCTGGACCGGCCACCTCGTCGTCAAGGCCCCGTCCGTAGGTGGCGACGCGCGCACAACCGAAATGACCGAGATCGCCTGGGTCATCATCGGTAAGCCCGTGTTCATCCCGGCCGGCGAGGCATCATGACCGTCGAGGGGCGTAAGCGGTCCCTGATCGATTTCGCGTACGCGCGCGAGGTGGATGACGAGTGGACAACCCTCTCGATCACCTCGCGCGAAATGTTGGCTGTCGAGCGGGCCGTCAAGGGCTTCACGGCTCAACAGTTCTTTGCCAGCGTCACCGTGACTGGCCTGTACCGGGTGGCCTACGTCGTGCTCAGACTCCGCGGCGTGGTCGACGCTTCCACCACGTTCGACCAGTTCACCGACAGCCATGATGTGAAGTTTGGCCCAGCGCCCAGCAACACGGCCGAAGGCAGCGACACGAGCGAGGACGATGAGGAAGACGAGGTGGGCGCCGCCGCGGACCCTACGCTACAGACAGCCTGATGCGCGTCATGATCGGGCTGTCGCTGGCCAGCGGCCTACCCTGGCAATACTGGGCCCGCCAGGATGACGAGGTGGTAGCGACGGCGCTGGACATCCTGGCGCGCGCCAGGGGCGGCCGGGCGACCAACCCCAACGGGGCGCACCAGGGACCGAAGATGAGCGGATGAGAGGGGGCGACCAGGATGCCACCGAAGCCCAGGGCCAGGCCCCTGGTCGTCAACGTGAAGATCGACGGATTGCGCGAGACGCTGCGCGCGTTCCGCGACCTGCCGAAGGATGCCAGCGAAGAGTTGCGCGTCGAGGCCGGAAAAATCGCGACCGACATGGCCGGCTGGATCAGCTCGGCCGCGGTCGCAGACTCGCGGCAGTCCGCCCTACTGGCGGGGACCGTCAAGGTCCGACGCGACCGCGTGCCGGTCGTGGAGATCGGTGGATCGGCGAAGGTGGGCACCGGTACCGGCCGGAACAAGGGCCGCGCGTATCAAATCCTCTTCGGTGCCAACTTCGGTGCCCGCTCGTTCCCACAGTTCCGCTCATGGGCCGGCAAGGGTAAGGACTATTTCGTTTTCGCCAACATCGAGGCGCACGAGCGCGAGATCGAAGACCGGTACCTCGACGCAACCGACCGGATCATCGCCAAGTGGTCCGCAGGCACGGACGGGTAGGGGGCGGCAGGCATGGCAGGCGAAAGGACCGTCAAGGTCAGATCT